TTAAATAACCTCCAAGAATAATTTCATTGATCTTTCTTTTGGAAGCAACTGCAGTAATTCTTGGAGTTCAAAAGTTCCTAAAACGAATTGCTTGATAACATAAGGATCTATGTAATCACGTTCTAACCTTGACTTAATGCTTGTTAGATTTAACTTAAAATGCTGCGGGTTATTGTTATTGAATATAAAGTCCGAAAAAAATATGGAACTGGTTAATATCGAAGAATCAAAGTCGTAAATGTCCTCGTGCTTAAAGGGCTTAATTGCTTCATATTCATATACTTGGTTGTCCCAGTTGATTTCACCATTTTGAAATGTAAGAACATAGATATAGGGCATTAGTTTACCGTCAATATAATCATAATAGATACGTTGTTGAGGCATTATTATATTGCTCCTTTCCTTTTTGCAATTAAATAATTCAATTTATCAAGAACATCCAGTGTTTCCTTAGAATATGGGCTAGCTTTAGAATATCGAGATTCCATGTAAGCCCTATGTTCAGCATCAGACTTAGCCAACAACAATTGATTCCTAAAGTGACATAGACGTACTCTTGCGAATTCTTCATTAACATTAAAAGTTTCACTGATAAAATATACACCGTCTTCAATATTCGCAAATTCATTTAATTGGTAATTAAGAAGCATGAAAGTCGGAACGCAAAAATGATACATAAAGTTATGCGCTTGGCGTTCCTGTAGTTTTTTAAAAAGGTAATACATTTTATTTTGATTTCCCACATGGCTTACTACATGTCCTAACTCATGGGCAAAATCTAACCATTGTTCCACCTTTGATTTGCGTTTATCTAGGATAATGCTATATAAACCGTTAGCACAATGCATTTTACTTTCACGATCCCAGTAATGTATCCAAATATCTAATTTGTCAGCAATATACTCCATATCAATATCCTTTGGAGAATCAATTTCAAGGAAGTTGTATAATTCTTGAATATTTTTTTCTAAAGGTGTTAATTGATATTGCACTAAAGCTTCCCCCTATGTAACGAAACGTATGTTCTGTATAGTTTGTAAATGAAAAGCCCGAAAAAGGGCTTAAATAAAGCTATTATTTATTTTCTCTTCTGCTTGTCTCCAGGCTTACGACCCTTCTCTCTCTCCAATAGCCACTCCAATAACTCTACTGCTTCTTCATCGGTGATGTTTCCGTCCCGAGCAGCTATTTGGGTGTTTGGGTCATTAAGTGCACGATTTACCTCAGGGGATAAATCTTTGCCTTTTAATAAAAAATCTGTAGAAACATTAAAGAAATCAGAAATTGCTATTAATGTTTCGTAATCAGGTTGCCTAAAACCTCGTTCGTAATTTGATAAATTTTGATGAGGCATACCTAATTTATCTGCTAAGGCTATTTGAGTGAGATTTCGTTTTTCCCTTAAACCCCGGATTCTCATTCCAATGGCCTTACGAAGTTCTGGATCTTCATCCGAAGTACTAATTAATGTATTTTCTAATGTGGTCACATCCGATCTCCCTAAAAGATAATCAGTTGTTACATTAAAAAAGCTTGCAATTTCATCTAGTCTAGCCCTTCTGGGCAAACGATCAGTATCGTTTTCATAGTGAGTAATTGTAGAACGTGGAATTCCCAATTTTTCTGCCAGTGCTTCTTGGGACAGGTTTTTCTTTTCTCTCAATTCTCTTAATCTTTTAGCAAACATCATTATACCCCTCTATCCACACCATATACCTTTATTTTAACAAAACATGTGCGTAAAAAAAACAGTGCGTTTTTCTAACGTTTATATTGACATGTTCTGAAAACGCACTTATTATATAAAATATAAGGTGCGAAAAACGAACAGGAAGTGGTGAATAAATTGCCTATTAGAACTAGACTTGTTAATGCTAGAAAACAAGCTGGATTAACACAAGAACAACTTGCTTTAGAAGCTAAAATATCCAGGGCTTACCTGTCAAATATTGAAAAAGGTAAACACACCCCCTCACTTGAAGTTGCTAAAAAAATATCCGATGCATTAAAGAAAAGTATTGAAGATATTTTTTTTGAAATCGATGTGCGAAAAACACACATAAAATAGGAGGTAGAACAGTGGATATAACTTTTTCAGAATTAGAGTCCAAACTCCTTGGGGAAAGACTAAATCTTCTTTTTCAAAAAGCATATGAACAAGGAGTAGAAGATGCAAAAAGAAAGTTCAATTTTCCTGAAGTCCTAACAAAAGATCACTTAGTCCAGATGTTCCAAATTGAAAAACCTACTGTAAATAAGTTAGTTGCGAGACCTAACTTTCCTAAATTAAAAAACATCCAAGCCCGATATCCAAGGGATCAAGTGCTAGCTTGGATAAATGAAAATTCAACCTGGGTTAGCAATAACACAAATTATTATACTCAGCAGGCGATTTAATAATTTTATTTTACTAATAAACTTTGTCACTTTAATAGCTTACTATTGGTACAAAAAATAAGGGGTGAGAGTAATGGCAATTGGAGAAGCGATGGCCGCGGCTAGGAAAAGGCAGGGGATAACTCAGCTGGATCTTAGCCAAGAGGTCAGTTATTCACGCGAATCAATTGCAAAATATGAGACCGGAACAAGAAAACTACCAAGAGATATGTATCCCACTGTCACACAGCAAATTGACGATCCGGAATTTTATTTTGAAACATGGGGAGAAACAACGGGGTTAGTTAGTATCCCTTATTTTAACGGAGATCACATTGATCAGCATCCGGCCAGTATGGTCTACCTGGTTACAAAGGAAACAGCTGAAGCCATGGACCATCTTGACCATTTAAATTGGGGTAAGCCAGCAAGTGCTTATACCCATGAGGAAATGACACAACTTGAAAAAGCACTGTTAGAAAATCTAGATGCTGCTGCATCCATGATAAATATGGTGGCATCCCTAAGCAAAACACATGGATTTTCCATGAAGTCCTTATTTCAAAAATGGCAGGTCAGTCTAAAGGCCAGAAAATACAAACTTTAGGAGGATTAACTTGGAAGAAGCATTTATTTACTACTTATGCACTGCATTTGTTCTAATTATGGGCATTATTATTGGCGATTTCACATCAGAAGGGAAGAAATAATTTATGAAGCAATTACTACATATTCCAGGCACACAAAAAGATATGATTTTAACTTCAATGGAAGTTCACCGTCAAGGGTTAAACGGCATGGGGAAAAGGCTGTTTGATATCGCTTACAGCAAAATTTTAAAGATGGATCATAGTGTTGAGCTGGACGGAATGGAAATGATGTATGTTTCGCAGGCTTTGAATTCTTTCGGAAAAAGGCTAGCTGGTATTCGACTATTTGATGAAGCTGGCAACTATCGTTCTATGGCTATGGAGATGGAGCGAATTCGAATTAACTTTCAGCGTACAAATGGACCGAGCGTAAAAAAAGAAAAGACAGCAAGTGCTGGAACACTTACTGCCTAGGGAAAAACCAATTCAGTTAAATATAGAATAGCATTCTTTAAGAATTGCGGCAAGAGTATTGGGCTTGCCGTCACAACCGGGAGAACTCTCCCTCCCTTCATCCTTTTTAATGAGCAGCGTATCTACCAAATATGCCATGCTCCCGGTTGTGACGGTGCGCACCAATAATTTTGAAAGGAGGATAGTTAGAATGTCACGCGAGGAAAAGCGTAAAATCCGTCTGGAATTAAATGATTTATTGGATCGTCATTGCAGTGGTTGTGAATTTAAAAACGGATATGAGAATCATAGGCAGTGTTTAAATGATTGCCCAATAGGTGAGCAGTTAAGGAACTTGACTGCAACATTAGTTGGAGATATCCATCCAAATGAAGAGGTTTCTGTCAAAAAGGGAAAATGGGAACAGGATGAGGTTAACTACTTAATAAACCATTTACCATATTTCAACGTTAATCATCTTGCTATGAGATTGAATAGAGATCCTAAGCATGTTTCAGGAAAAATTCATCGAATAAAAGCGAAGAGAAAACGTGTTAGTTAATAATTATGCGGCAGGTGGACAAGTTATGTTATTTTCAGTTGATTTTACAGTTGAATGCGATGGTGGCTTCTCTACAGTTCATACCGCTTTAATCCACGCTATGAGTGTATCTGAATGTAAAAGCGTGGCAGAAGATATCTTGGAAGAACGGCCAGAGCTTACTGATCAAAAAATTCATATTTTCATTGAGCACTAGATAATGAGTGTACTAAAAAACGAATCTAAGGTCTTGCTGCCTTTATGGCTGTTGGAAAAAGAGAACCATGTTTCTGAAGATATTTTTTTTGAGGAAGCACGGAAATATTTAACTCGCTATCCAGGCTATAAATTGCTTTTTGTTAAAAATGGTTTTGCTGAATGTATGAGGATGGAAGAAGGTGAATGTTCATGAGCAAACTCTTGTTAGATGAAAGTCCAATATTAGTTTTGCCTTCTTTAGCAACAAAGATTGGGCTGAACGAATCAATCTTTTTGCAACAGCTGCATTACTGGCTAAAGGACAGCAACAATATCCGGGACAATCATAAATGGGTCTATAACACTTATGAGGACTGGAGTGAGCAATTTCCCTTTTGGTCGGTAAGTACGATTAGAAGAATTATTACAAAACTTGAAAATCTGAATCTGTTGATTATCGGAAAGTATAACAAATTAAAAATCGATAAAACAAAGTGGTATCGAATTAATTATGAAATGCTTCAGGGTATGAGCAGTCCATCTGTTCAAAATGAGCAGTCGGAGTGTTCAGATTGGACAGACGAACTGTCCAACTTGAACAGACCATTACCAGAGATTACTACAGAGAATACTACAAAGAAAAAAGAAGAAGATGAAGGTGCATCTGCTACCGGTGAAAATCCATTTCGTTTCTTTGAGGAAAATGGATTCGGAACAATCGGAGGATACATATCCCAGAAAATTTCAACATGGTGCGATGATCTGTCAGATGAACTTGTATTAGAGGCTATGAAAATAGCTGTTGAACGTGGAGCGAAAAGCTGGAGTTATGTTGAGAAGATTTTAATCAGCTGGTCTGAGAAAAATATAAAAACTGTATCTCAAGCACATGCGCTCATCCTTGAATACAAGGAAAAGAAAGCCAAGCAAGCTAATCAGCCAAGAAAAGGTACCGGAAGACCAATTAGGCAAGAGAAGCTACCGGATTGGTTTTATGAAGATCAGCAGACTAACCCGCCAAATAAGACAATTACACCTGCCGAACTTGCTGCTGACAAAGCTGAACTGGATGAAATGCTAAGGCAAATGGCAGGGCAAGAAGTGTCGAACAAGCAGGAAGATCTGACCCGTAAAAGGGTTGAGTTGAAGGAAAAATTAAAGAAATTAAAGGAGGAGCCGTGATGGAGTTAAAGAAGGCTGTTGATCGTCGAAAGAGTCATCTTATTAGCAGATTAATTAAAGCGGGATTCATCAAAACCCATGATGGCCGGCAGTTATATGAACTTCCGTTGGCAGAACTGGAAAGGTTGCATATTGATTATAAATGCCAAGCAGCACCACAATTTGAGATTAAACAGGTGAACTAAATGAGTAATATTAGTCAGTGTTCCTGCTGTGGGAGAGTTTTTCTCGTTGTTTCAGATGAGGTTTTATACTGCTCTTTAGAATGCAAGGGACTACACAGCCTCTTTCAGGAAGAGGAGAACACGTCAGACATAAAAAAAAGCCAGGAAATCAGCCCGGCAAAGATTCGTTAATAACACCTTAATTATAGCACACAAAGGGGTGTTAGATGTGAAAAGAGTTAATGAACTTCATGTCAATATTGATAATATGTCCATTGAGCAAAAATTAGAATCCGGGAAGATAAAAATTATTGTATTGGATGGACAAAAAGGTGTCGTAAGCTCTTTTGAAGCTGTACATCATGGTGAAACTATTGTGGAAACTGTAAATGGCGAAGCAAGGCGAATCCATTTTAGAGAATCTGAGAAACTTTTTTAATATTTTATAACTCTACTATATCTCAATAACAGTACCAATTTTAGATATCCAGAGGTACAAAAGTGTTCTGGGAGAAGGTATTCTTCCAGAACATAAAAATAAAAATGATCGGGTGAAAACTTAATGATAAATACACTTTGCAAGAATGCTTATGAAACCGCAAAATCCAAGGGTTGGCATGATGAATCAAGGGAAACAGGAACATTATTGGCTCTCATCCATAGCGAAGTCAGTGAAGCTTTAGAAGCAGATCGCAGGGGTGACCATGAAAACTTTGCTGAAGAATTAGCTGATATTCTTATCCGGGTTTTTGATCTTTGTGGTGCTAAGGATATAGATTTGGAAAAGGCAGTCATTTCAAAAATGGAACGGAACAAAGGAAGGTCTTATAAGCACGGAGGCAAGGCTTACTAAGGGGGCATCGATTTGCGTTTAGAGGTATTTCTAAAAGATGGTCCATTAACCAAGTTAACCAAAAGCCAACAAGAAAGATTTATATCTTTGCTAAAAAAGGCACGCAGCCCTGATGAAGAGCACGGCATTGTTCAATCTCTGCTAATACTGGGATATGCAGTAATAGAAAAGTAATACAAAATTTGTATTAAGTTTCCTTAGGAGGTCGGCAGCATGCAAAATCACATCATTTTCTTTTCTGGTGGCAAAAGTAGTTTCTCTGCTGCCGATTATGTCAAAACTCATTTCCCAGATGACAACATAGTTTTATATTTTACGGACACTCTTTGGGAAGATGAAGACCTTTACAGGTTCATCTATGAAGCTAGCGATAAATTAGAATTGCCCATGCTGATCCATAGCAGAGGGATTACGCCGGCACAGTTGATGGTCCAGCAAAAGTTTATGGCTAACAATCGGGTTGGCACCTGCAGCAAGGAACTTAAAATGAAAGTTTCGTCCAAGTATCTAAAGAAAGGCATCGTTCCCGATGTTGAAAAATGGCATAACAAGCACTTCTTAAAGGCGGAGGATTTTATAACAGGTGCGACCCTTTACTTTGGAATTGGATTTGAGGAAATGCATCGAGAAGGGCCGATACGAGCAAATTGGAAGCCATTTGAAGTTGAAATGCCACTGATTGAAAACATCATCGATAACGATGCGATTCTTGCTAAATACGGCATCCGGCAGCCGAGAATGTATGATATGCAATTCTCTCATAACAACTGCAAGGGTAGGTGCGTTAAAGCTGGGCAGGGTCATTTCAAAAACCTTCTCATGAAGGATGAAAAGACATTCATTGAATTAATGGAGCAAGAGATCATCATTAGTGAATACATTCGTTACTGCAAGCAGCCTGCAATTAAATCCGGTAAGCTTCCAGATCACATGTATAAGGATGTATGGGAGTTTGTAAGCTCTGGCAGGAAGTCCGAGAAGATAATAAATATCCTTAGCAATACAGATTATTTGAAATCGAAGAGGCGCCTGCTGGGGGAGGATAATAAGGGACAACCAATCAACAAGGCATATACCTTCATGAAAACATTGTCACTGGAAGAGTTGGAGAAACAGCCAATCCAATGTGACATTTGGGATATTGGCGGCTGCGGATGTTTTGTGGAGTACGAAGCCAATGAGTAATATCAAACAATTAGATTTATTCTCCTTCGCCCTGGAAGATCAAATAATAGATTTAAAACAGGGCGAGGAGATGGAGTTTATCCGAGGAAAAGAACGGCTGCTGATTCAGAAACATAACAAGCACAAAGGCGTTTGTCATTATCAGGGGCCAGACTTCTCTGGTTATGCCCTTCACATTGATAAAAAAGGTATATCGGGTGGATTAGATATCTTTGTAGCAAGTATTGAACGGTGGCTGGATGGCCGGGGTTGGAGGGAAACAAAAGAGTAAATAAGTTTACCGGGTAGGAGGGGGCCAATATGAGGGACTATCTAAATGCAAATGAGCGTAATCAGTTTATGGTTCTTCAATCCATTGTCCAGATGATAGATGGGCTGAGGAATTCAGGAGTAAATGGGCCGAAATTAACAAGTATGCTGGAAGATTGGTCAGCAAGGGGAAACATGTCTAAGGATGAGCACCGAAGTTTAAAAACGGCTGAAACTTATCTGAGAAAGTATCTGTCATCCGTTTATGAGCGTTTGGGTCCTAAGGAACAGGATGTTATTAAGAAAAAAATATCAAACTATGATTTTAAACTAGTGGACGACTACACATTAAAACAAGTTCAAAGAGATATTGCTGATCGTTTTGTCAATGCAGCTGTGCCAAGAGACCAATTTAATAATTGGTGTGAACAAATTATGCAAGTTAAATGTAATGGCTGCACTGCAGATTGGAATACTTGTGAGCTTCATCAGGTGTTTGAAGATAACTTTATCCCGGAAAGCGGGTTTGATTGCAACAACTGTAAATATGCATACAGCTTGGAAAAATGATTTGTGGCAACTCAGACACATATAGTTCACCAAATTAAAGGAGGAACTGAGAATGGATAAAAGGTATGAGCAAGTGGAGTTCTTACCAGGAAGCACTGTAGAACATGTTGTTAATGAATTATTGAGTTATCGAGAAAAAGGGAAGTTGGCTGTTGCTAAATTTAATGATGTTACCTTGTACTCCGACACCGTAACATTGGATTCAGCATACCGAGAGATAACTGGTAAAACCAAAAAGGAATTTGAAGAGTATCTTAGGTGATCTTTGTCGTATTCCGATAAATAACAGGCACAAAATGCGAAGTAAGAAGAGGGGATATAGTTGGAGTTCTTCATCAGAAATGAGTCTTTCAGGGAGTTCATATTTAAATACCCTATTACATCGTTGATTACAGCAATAAACATAGTAATGTACATCATCGGAGTGTTTTTTGTCATGAAGAACGATGGATTAATAGCGATAGGAAGTTTCTTAGGAAACCTAGTGAATCAAGGGGAATGGTTTAGATTCATCACGGCAACTTTTTTGCATAATGGTATTTCACATTTATTGTTTAACGTCGTCGCGATACTGCTTTTAGCTCCTTTTTTAGAAAGACTTTTAGGGAAAACCAAATTTAGTTTTTACTATGTGTTATTTGGAATAGGAAGTTATATAGCAGTTTATTTTTTTGATTTTTCTACATCAACAGTCGGTGCAAGCGGATCAATCTTTGGATTTTTAGGATTTTATTTAGCAACTGGATTGAGAAAAGATTCATATCTAGATAAAGATTCAAAGAAGTATATCATCATAGTATTAATCAGTTCTTTATGTTTGCCATTGTTTATGTCTAATATCAGTATTCCTGGACATATAGGAGGACTACTAACCGGTATTGCTTTTGGTATATTCACCACAATAGAAAGCATAAGTGACAAGTTAGTGAAGGAATAGTACAAAGAGAACGGGTTGGTAAGATTAGTTTATTAGGAGGAACCTGAATGGAAAACGGAATTACTGCCCATATTGGCGGGTTAAAGTGTGACAGCCCTACATGTGATTATAAAGATGATTCTATAACGTTAGAGCAATATGAATCTTATATAGATGCACCTTGTCCGGATTGCGGGGCGCCATTACTTACACTGGAAGATTACAACCAGGTACAAAAGATATTATCCCTTGTAGATCTTGTCAATTCGTTGCCTGAACCTACAGAAGATAGTAAGGAGAAAGGTAAAATAAGCTTCGAATTCAATGGCACTGGCAAAGTGAACGTGAAAATAGAAAAATTAGATGAATAGGAGGGGAAACTCATGAAAATGGGTGATGAAAAATGGCTTGAAGCAGTTCGGCAAAATTACAAATTCCCATGCAAAATCGCCTTTGTAATGATTAAAGAAGGGGATGGCACAGTGTCTATTATCAGCACAGAAATCAAAAATAAAGCACAAGTTGACAATGTGAAATATAAGCACATCAGCAAGTCTACCTGGACAAGTGTAGGTTCTGCAGTTCTGTCAGTAGCAGAATATGACAATGCCGAACAGTATTTAAGTGAATCCAAGAAGCAAACCGATATTTGGGGATACGCATTAGTTAAAAGATCTTATGAATAGCAAAGAAACAAAAGATAGAAGGTGAATCGTAGTAGACATATATTGTTCACTAACGAAAGGATGATAAAACAATGAAAAAAGACCTTGAAGAAATGGCAAAAAAACTTGAACGTTATCAAGAATACTTTGATACAAGAGGAGAAGAAATCCTTAAATTGAGGAAAGAAAACGAGCGATTAAGTAATGCTCTTTTAAGATTTGTTGAAGATGAAACAGTCACATGGGAACAAACTGAATCAATAGCAAAAAGAGCCTTAAAATTACCACCGTATCAGTGACACAAAGTGTGCAATAAGGAGTGGTATAGAAATGTTAGTCGGAGATAAGAATTGCAAGGTTTGTAAAGGTTACGGTCTTATAGGCACTTTCAATAGGGGGATAGACGATAACGACCTTGAACCGTGTGAATGTGTTAAAGAGTGGTGTCCTAACTGCGATATTGAATTGGAGGAAAAGGGGACACCAGACGGAAAAATGATAGCTTGCGGTATTTGCTCCTACGGTTGGTATATCGGTTAAAGACACAACGAGCGAAGGGGATTGAAATATGAGGAAAGATACTAAAATCGCTAGAAGGAAGAAACGATTGAAGGCTTTAGCAAAAATGAAATGGTATAGAAATTGGAATTACAGAGAGTTTTACAAAGCTAAAAAAATGTATGAAAGCACATTAAAAAATCGTTACCCATACACAAAAAGTAATTTTTAATTAATGCACAGTTCGACAATTATCCGCATTTTAAATAAACACAAGGTAGGATCAGTTAATTAGGAGGTAAAGAAGATGAGCGTAAGGGAAGCTTATGAAATTGTAATAAAAACCGAGGTAGAAAAAGCGATTGAAGAACAGGGAGCAAAAATTCCTAAGAAAAAAATCGGTGAGCTCGTTACTTATCTTTCAAATAACCCTGATTTCCTTGAGGGGATTTCTCAATGTGTTGAAGAGGACCTTGAGGACTATTGTGAGAATATCGACATTTTTGGAATTTGGGATTAAGTAAACACAAGATAGAAGGTGTTAATAAACATGATCGATAGAAGACAAATAAAGAACTGGCTGTGTGAGGATTGTACATTTGTATTCCAGACTTTTGGAAAAAAGCAAAATGGCAGACCAAGGAAGTATTTCTGCCCCAGTTGCGGTGAGAATGTATCGGTGTTCAAATATGAAGCTGATAGATTTAATCAAGGTCCGAAACGGATTAAACAGCCCTGGAGAGATGAAGAAATACAGGTCATCGAACAGGTAATGAATGGTGAGCTCTTAAAGTATCAAGCTGCTATTAAATTAGGCCGGTCGATTAAGTCAGTGCGCAGGAAAATTGAACGAATGAATAAAGAGAGGGTTAAGGCGGAATAGATAGAATTTTAACGAAATAGCTTATCGCAGAAGGAGGAGCAAAAATGAATGCTGGAGAACAATTAATGTCCGATGTAGCTGCATACATTTCCGAGTTGGTGCCGGTGAATATTGAGAAGGTAAAAAACAACTTATCTAAGATCCTAACCAGGTATCATGTTAAGAAGGTGGAAAAAACAGAAATTCATCCGGATTTAACCGATAAGATTCAGCTATTCCTTTCTGCGAAAAAGCTTGAGGGTCTGAGCAAGGTCACACTGGATAGTTACCTGTTAGAACTAAATACATTCTCCAAAAAGGTGAAGAAACGTGTGGAGGATATTACAACTGCAGAAATACGTGTTTTCCTCGGATCCTTTGACCATCTGAAACTAAGCTCTGTATCCAGGAAACTATCAGTCTTAAAAAGCTTCTTTGGCTGGTTAACGGCAGAAGAATTTCTACAGCGGGATCCAACAACCAAGATTAAGCCACCTAAGAAAGAGAAAAGGCTCCCGAAAGCTTTAACTATTGAAGAATTGGAATTGCTCCGGGAGTCATGTAAAACAAATCGCCAGAGAGCATTCCTTGAAATCTTATATGCAACCGGCTGCAGGTTATCGGAAGTGCATGCACTTAATAAATCAGATATTAATTATCGCACGGCCAGTTGCCGGGTGATCGGAAAAGGAAACAAAGAACGGGAAGTGTACTTCAGCCCGAAAGCTATGTATCACCTTAGGAAATATCTGATGGGCCGAACTGATGAGGAGGATGCTTTGATGGTTACCGAAAGGAAGCCTTATCGTAGGTTATCAAAAAGAGGGATTCAGCGGGAAATCGGCATCATCGCAAAGCAAGCAGGGCTGGAAAAGAAAATAAGCCCTCATACTTTACGGCATACGTTTGCTACACTCACATTGAATAACGGTGCCGATATTGCGGCCGTACAAGCGTTGTTAGGGCATGAAGATCCAGCCACGACACAGATATATGCTCAACTAACCGAAGAGAAAAAGAGGGAAACACACAAAAAATATCTAGTGATGTGATTAATAGGAAGGGGAAAAACAAAATGATGAATCGCGTAGTTCTTGTAGGAAGGTTAACGAAAGATCCCGATTTAAAATACACACCAAATGGTGTTCCTGTCGCCTCGTTCACTTTAGCAGTGAACAGAAACTTTACTAATCAGCAGGGCGACCGAGAAGCAGACTTCATTCAATGCCAAATCTGGAGAAAGCCGGCCGAAAATGTTGCCAATTTTCTTAAAAAAGGCTCGCTCGCAGGAGTAGATGGTCGTATCCGAACACGCCATTATGAGGGTCAGGATGGGAAGCGAGTTTATGTTACTGAGATTGTTGCAGAATCTGTTCAGTTTTTAGAACCGAAAAAGGATGGTAACAGCCCAAGAAACGAGGAAAGCGGAACGCGAAATGAGAATCCTTTTCCAGATAATGATTATTCAGGCATTAGTGATGATGATCTGCCGTTTTGAGTGCAACTAAATTGAAAATTGTAGTATAATGTAACTATATCCAAATATGTCCAAGACCGAAAGCGTGAGGGCACTGATTATGTTGCATTTATTTGCACATAATTGGTGCCCTTTTCTTTTATTCAAGGAGGGGAAATCGCGGAGTTTCAATTTGACAATAAAATACTAAGGTCCATTGTAAATAAAGAAGCTGTCTGGTTTGTAGCTAAAGATGTTTGCGATATTCTGGAACATAGCCAAGTCAGTAAGGCGGTAGAGAGATTAGATGATGATGAAAAGCTGCTGGGAACAATATTCCTATCAGGTCAAAATCGGGAAACGTGGCTAATTAATGAATCAGGTCTTTACTCATTAATATTAACAAGCCGAAAAGCTGAAGCTAGAAAGTTTAAAAAATGGATTACTCACGATGTTCTCCCTGCTATTCGCAAAACCGGCGGTTATGTTTCTAACGAGGACCTATTCCTTCATACCTATCTTCCACATGCTGATGATCAGACAAAGTTAATGTTCAGAGCAACTTTAGAGACGGTGCGTAAACAAAATGAACAAATTTCCCTTATGCAACCTAAAGCTGATTATTTTGATGCGCTTGTAGATCGTAATTTATTGACCAATTTTAGAGATACGGCCAAGGAACTGGAAGTTGGCGAAAGACAATTTGTGAAATGGCTATTAGAAAATAAGTATTTGTATCGTGATAAAAAGAGTAAATTAAAACCATATTCAAGATTCGTACCAGAGATATTTAAGTTAAAGGAATATGAGCGTAATGGTCGCGCAGATGTTCAAACTCTGATAACGCCAAAAGGAAAAGAAACGTTCCGTATATTAATGAAGAAACTCGTCTCATAAGTCCAAGACCGAAAGCGTGAGGACACTGATGAGCAGCAGATTTGCTGTTTCGTCGGTGTCCTTTTTTATTTTATATAATGGGGGTTGAATTAAATGAAAGAATATAAGGGATTTCAGTTAGCTGCCATTGATCGTAATGAAACAAAAAAGAGAGTGGAGGAAGCGTTAGAAAAATACCGCATCCTACTCTTATCGCAGGACGTCGAACGATTGCCAAAGGTGACTCAAAATTTCTCCTTAGAAATGCCGGCAAGAACAAATCAATTCCATTCTTCTACCGAAGAGAGTGCAATAAGAAATGCTGATTACCAGAGAGAGAAGAGCGAATATATTAAAAAAATTTCATTGGCTGTGAATCGTCTTTCATATAAAGAAAGAGCCATTTTAATTCGTCGATATATGACAGAAGATGATATGTATGATTACCAGGTCTATAATGATCTCCATATGAGTGAGAGGACATATCATAGACACAAGTCTAAAGCTTTCTATAGGTTGGCTTTTGCATTAAATCTCGAAGTTTATGAAGAGCAGGCGGTGAGCGGCGCATGAATTTCGTTCAGCCTATAAGGGATACAGATAAGATTGAGGCAATGAAGAGGTACCTATTAGGAAAGAACAAAAGAAATTACATGTTATTTGTAATTGGAATTAATACCGGTTTAAGGATATCTGATATTTTACAGTTGAAAAAAGAAGACTTATTCAAAACTCATCTTAAGCTAAGAGAGAAGAAAACGAAAAAAGAAAAACGGATAAGAATTCCTCCTTCTATTAGGAAAGAGCTCATCGAATATGCAAAGGATTTGAAAGATGGCGAATATGCATTTAGGAGCAGGCAAGGCGGCAACAGTCCTATTGACAGATCAACGGCATATAGAATTTTACGTGAGGCTGCAGATTACATTTCTCTTGAGGAGGTAGGCACTCACACTTTAAGGAAAACCTTTGGGTATCATTTTTACCACCTAACGAAAGATGTGGCAATGTTGCAGGAAATCTTTAATCATTCCAGTCCGCATATTACCTTGAAATACATTGGAGTTAACCAGGATGCGATGGATAAGGCAATGATGAAATATAAAATTTAATTTTTTTGGTTATAACTACACCATAATTTTGCTTAGAGTGCACTCGTTTTAAAAGGCTGGACAAACATATATATATCAATAAGTTTCACATTTAGGCGAGTGCATCAGTCTGTGAATTATAGTGTAGTCACTGAAGGAGTGAGCAAATTGTTGATTGAAGATGCAAAAGAGAAAATTAAGCAGCTGGAGAACTACATAGAAACTGTAGAGAATTATAGTCCTGAGACAATGGAACAAGAAGCGGTTTTCCTATATGTGTTATTGGAGAGTGTCACTAAAGTAACTGCTGAATTGAACAAAAGAGGCTATCGGATCGGCAATAGAAAATTAAATACTGTGGATGTCTCTTCTATCATCAAATCAAAGCCAGTTGACAAAATACACGAAATGGCGAAGCGAAGATTCACAAGAAATAAGAAAGCTGTTGCTGGTAAATGGTTTTAATATTAAAATTCGGTTAAACAGTATTCGAAGAAAAGTGGCAGGATTTTGGCAGTATTTTGAACGAATGTTTTGTGATAAGCATGCTATTATGATATTAACGACAAAATTTAAGTCGCCATCCAATCTTGCTGCGGAAACAGCGGGACGATGGCAGATAGTGTTTGCCTGATGTTTTAAAGAGTGCGCAGGTACAGAGCGGATAATCTGTACATAAAGACGTTGCTGATTGGGTCCAGCAGCGTCTTTTTTCTATGCAGATAAGAGGTGAGCTTATGAAGTTTGCTGATCATTTAAATAAAGAACAGATTCGTAAGTTTAACCAACTGAGACATACATCGAGGAATCAAAAAGAGAGAAAGCAAATGCCTGTTGCTAAGAAGAAAGAGAAGCTTAGCAGGAGAGAGTTAGAATGCCTTATGGGAAAGCACATGGACATTTATAAAAGAGTGAATGGGGCTGTAAGGAGGAGATAGCATGACATGTATTGCAGGTCTGGTCTACGAAGGAAAGGTTTATATAGGTGGCGACAGTGCAGGTGTTGGAGGGTATAGCTTAACTGTAAGGGCTGACGAGAAGGTATTCATTAAAGATCAATTCATAATGGGATTTACATCATCTTTTCGAATGGGACAGTTGCTTAGATATAAACTAGAAATTCCATTCCATAAGCCAGGAATAGATGCTTATGAATATATGGTTACTGAGTTTGTGGAAGCTGTTAGGCAATGCTTAAAGGACGGGGGATTTGCCCAGAACCTAAATGGAGAAGAGACAGGCGGTAGGTTTCTCGTAGGGTATAAGGGAGAGTTGTTCTTTATTGATGAGGACTTCCAAGTTGGTAGGCCGTTGCTATGTTATGACGCTGTTGGATGTGGAGAAGATATTGCGAAGGGTAGTTTGTTTTCTACACGTCATAAAGAAGATTTACCAGAAGCAAGGGTACTAGATAGTCTAAAGGCTGCTGAACAGTTTAGTGCTGGGGTTCGTGGACCATTTAAGGTGTTGAGTATATAGGATGGATAATAATCATCTATTCCAATACATTACATCAGGGCAGCTAATGAAGTTCTATAAATCTAAGGAGTGGAAAGCACTAAGAGTTGAAGCATTAGAGCGGGATAATTATGAGTGCCAGATGTGCAAGGAGAATGGTAAGTACCATAAAGCAGAATGTGTCCATCACATCAAAGAAGTAAAGCCGTATCCTCATCTTGCTATGACCTTATCTAATCTCAAATCATTATGCAATCCTTGTCACAATAAGGTTCATGATCGTATAGGCATTCATCTGCAAGAGCAAGGAAAGAAGTTCGTAAACGAAGAACGATGGTAAAGGAGGAGAACAATATGTACGTTGAAAGATTGGTAGATGAGCGAATAAAACAATTAGGTGAAGCAGAGGAAATGTGCAGCAATCACATTAATCAATTGAAGGAAAGAATTGAGAAAGAGAAAAATCGTTTGACAGAAATCAAAAATGAAAAAGAAAAGCTTGAATTCTTTTTGAAAAAATAAAAAAATAATACCCCCCGGTCAAAAATTTTGAAAAAATTTAGGGGCACCGTTCAACGGGGAGGGGAAGTCGGTGAAAATATTTTTGGGAATCTCACATGATAGGGGGTGCACACAAACAGCACCCTTTTTTCAATGTCAAAAAAAAGGAGGCGGTGAGGGTGCGTGAACTATATTGAGCAAGCATATGAAGATTATATAAATGGCATGAAATACAAGGATATTGCTGAGAAATATGATGTTTCAATTAATACCGTGAAATCATGGAAGAGAAGATACGATTGGTCTCGGGAAATAATTTCAGAAAAGCCGAAAAGCATGCAAAATTCCAAGGATGTTGCACACAAAAAAACTTCGCAAAGCTCCAAGCTAAGAAAGTTAATTGAGGCAGATCTAAAACGGCAGCTTGAAGAATCAGGAGCCACTCAAGCCCATTATTTAGATCTTGTTAATGATTATTTATCAATGTGGGATGTAAAGAATAAATTAATTGCTGATATTGAAACTCGCGGAGTAGTGATCAGATGGTCTAATGGTAAACAAGTAAGCGAGAAAAAGAATGATAGTATTACAGAACTTAATAAAACCAACGCTCAGATGTTGAAACTTCTTTCTGAACTCGGTCTGAAAGCGACTGAGATCTCGAAAGGGGATGGTATAGGTGACGACGTGTAATTCGCATCCCTACATTGATGAATACTTTTCCCTGATTGAATCTGGTGAGCTTCCTGTATGCGAGGAACAGCGCTTACTTATGAGTTATGTGAGAAAAATATTATCTCGTGATGATATTTATATAGATGACGATATGATTGAAAACAGCATTGATGTCCCGGCAAAATATTTTCCGTATAAACTTTATCCGTGGCAGAAATTTGTTAATGTTTTCATTTTCGGATTGCGCTGGAAGTCGGACAATACATTAGTTTTCAACCGATATTTTATATACATGGGTCGCGGTGGTGGAAAGAACGGTTATATTTCCTACAATTCTTTTTTTATGATGTCTAAAAAACATGGAATATCCAATTACGATATTGATATTGTGGCAACAAGTGAAGACCAGGCAAAGCGGTCTTTTCTGGATGTTTATAACGTATTGGAAGATACCAAGAATTTAGATCGATTAAAGAAAGCCTTTTATCGTTCAAAAGTAGAGATTCGTAATAACTCAACTAAGAGTTCTATGCAATATAACACTTCAAATGCAAGAACCAAGGATGGTAAGCGTCCCGGCTGTGTGATTTTCGATGAAGAACACGAATACGATAACTACGATACGATTAAAGTTTTCACAAGTGGTGGGGGTAAAGTACAGGACTATCGTGAATTCCATATATCAACTGATGGAAATGTTCGGGGAGGCCCGTTGGATGATTTAAAGGATGAGGCTAAAATGATCCTGAACGGGGAAATCGGAATCGATGAATCCTCATTGTTTCCTTTCATTTGTAAATTGGACAAGCCTGAAGAAGTAGAAGACATAAACAATTGGGCAAAAGCTAATCCATCTTTACCTTACAATGAAGTTCTATTAAGAAAGATGAAGAGTGAGTATTCACAAATGCAAAGGAATGCAGCTATCCGTATCGAGTTCATGACAAAAAGGATGAACAGTCCTGTTGAGGATACTCGAAAAGCTGTTGCAACTTATGAAGATATTCTGGCTACCGAACAGCCGATGCCTGATTTCTCAGGGTTTGAGTGCATTGGTGCGGTTGACTTTGCACAAATACGAGACTTTTGTTCAGTTGGAGCATTATTTAAGCATGAAGGTAAGCGGTATTTTAAACACCATACTTTCATGCATCACACAGCACCTAAACTCCAAGATATCAATAAAGATATTATTCAACTCGCCATAAAAAAAGGATTGCTTACTGTTGTTTATGAAGCTTCTATTGATCGTAAGCATGTTGTAAATTGGTTTGTTGAACAAGCTCAAAAGCACCATTTTTTAAAAGTAGCAATGGACTTATACCGTTCAACTATTTTAAAAGATGCTTTTGAAGAGGCAGGATTTGAAGTTGAGATAGTGCGTAGAGGGCCAGCGACTCATGGGATGCTTGCTCCCCTGGTTGAGGAAATGTTTGTTAAAAAGGAAATTGTATTCGGGGATGATCCTCTCATGCGCTGGTATGTGAATAATGTTTATAAAGAAGAAAGAGCAAATGGTAATGTGGAGTATTTAAAAATAGATAAAGAGAAACGGAAAACAGATGGTTTTTTTGCTTTGCTGCATAGCCTGGTTCTCGATGATCAATTATTTGAATCAGAACCATTTGATCCATTTATGTTTAATGTAACGACATTCTAAAAGGGGGTGAATGAATTGGGATGGACTGATATGTTTAAGGGCCTGTTGTTTAAGGACGGTACTCTAACCGGGTACGAAATCAACTTAGATTTAATATTGGAATATCAGTATAAAAAGCTTGCTGTGGAGACATGCATAGATTTAATTGCTAACGCAATATCTACTTGCGAGTTCCAGACCTTTGAAAAGGGTGTACAGGTTAGAAAAAATAATTATTATTTATTTAATGTTTCTCCCAACCAAAATCAAAATTCATCAGAATTTCTTCATGAGCTTGTTCATCATTTATGTTATGACAATGAATGTCTGGTCATTATGCAGGATGGTATGCTTTATGTTGCTGATGATTATGAAACGGTTGAGTACGCCATGAAAGAAAATTATTACAAAAATGTTCAGGTTGGAGAGTTCACCTTTAATAAAAACTTCCGAGAAAGTGAAGTCCTGCACTTTAAGTTAAGTGATGAAAATATTCGTAAAGTGATAGACCTTCTATATGAATCTTATGGAAAGATTCTGTCCTCTGCCATGGGAATTTATAAAAGGGCAAATGCTAAAAGGTTCCTAGTTAAAGGGAAATTTTTGAAATCCCACAATGAAAAAGAACAAGAAGCTGCTAATGAATTATTTAATCGGCAATTTAAAGCTTGGCTAGAGGCAGATAAAGCAGGGGCTATGATGCATATTGGTGACAATGTTGCACTAGAAGACATGAGCGGAAATGGCAAGGGAGGAAATCCTGTAGCTAACAGCCGTGATATACGAGCTTTAGTTGACGATATTTTCGACTTTACTGCCTTGGGGTTCCATGTGCCTAAGGCGTTATTAAAAGGGGATCTTGCTGATATAGAAAAGCAGGTTGATAGCTTCCTGATGTTCTGTATTAAGCCAATCGCTAACCTGTTAAACGCTGAATTTAATCGAAAGATTTTTGAGAAAGAAGAATATCTTCAAAGATCATATATTAAAATCGATACTTCAAAAATTAAAATCTTGGATATCGTTAATTTAGCAACAGCAGCAGATAAGTTCTTTGCTATTGGTGTTAATAGCATCAATGATAACTTGGAATTGTTGGGAAGAGAGCCACTAAATGAGGATTGGGCAGACAAACGTTTCGTTACCAAAAACTATCAAATGGTTGAGGATGTAGAAAGCTTGGAAGGGGGTGAGTAAATTGAGGAAATTTAAAAATGATAAGTACAATCATCTTGCGTCAATCAATCACCAGTTTAAGGCAGAGGCCGGGGAGGAAAATTCTACTTTAACTATCTATGGAGACATAGGGGAGTCATGGTGGGGAGAGTCTACTTCTGCAAAAGACGTGGAAAGCGCGTTGAAAAGTGTCACATCAAGCACCCTTACAGTACACATAAACAGTCCAGGTGGAGATGTTTTTGATGGGATTGCAATTTATAACCAATTAAAAAATCATTCAGCGAAGGTCATTGTTTACGTAGATGGCCTTGCGGCTTCAGCTGCATCTATTATAGCCATGGCGGCGGATGAATTGATTATGAATACTGGCTCCATGCTGATGATTCATGAAGCGTCTACATTTACCTGGGGAACTAAAGCAGATATCAAGAAAACTTTAAATGCTTTAGAAGGTATCGATAAATCGATTGCCGATATTTATATGACCCGTTATCAGGGTGAACGTTCTGAAATTGAAACGTTAATTGAAAATGAAACATGGTTCACTTCGAGTGAGGCTGTAGAATTAGGCCTTGCAGATAAAGTCAAAGATGTCCAGGAAGAAGAGGAGTTGGATCCAGAAGAATTTAAAAACTCAATTCTTCAAAAGTTCCGCAATAAAAACAGGCAAACAACAGTAGTTGCTCGCGATGACAATAGCAATATAGTTGCAAAGAGTGTACTGGATAACTTCAAGCGCCAATAGGCGTTTTTATTTTGCTTAAAAATAGGAGGAAAAAACAAAATGAAAAACCAAAAAAGATTTCTAATGCCATTAAATATTCAGCTTTTCGGTGGTACAGGTGTCCAAAACCTTGACCGGTCTGTAATCGAAAATAAAGAAGCACAAATAACGGCAATGCAGGAAGCATTCGAAAAGGGAGATGCTCAGGCTGTTGCGGAACGTATCGTAACAAATATGGAAAGCAACATGATTCATATTCAGGATATGATGAATTCAGTTATTAAAGAAGCTCAGCAGGCAAAAGATGAAAATTGGGATGCTCAAGTGCTTGCCTCCCGTGGAATCCGAGTGCTAACAAGTGAAGAGAAAAAGTTCTATAATGCTGCAATTGAGGCACAATCCTTTGATGAGGTCCATAAGTTAATGCCTCCAACAGTGTTCCAGCGTGTATTTGAGGATTTAGAAAAGGAACATCCTTTACTTTCTCTAATCAACATGCAGACCACTGGTGCGGTTACTCAATGGGTTCTACGTCGTCCTGGAGCATCAGCTGCATTCTGGGGTGATGTAACAGCAGCGATTCAGGAAATGGTTGACGAAGGTTTTTATACTGTGGAAATGGGCATGTTCAAGCTTAGCGGATTCTTAGTAGTATCAAAAGCAATGTTTGAATTGGGTCCTGATTGGCTGGATAAATATGTTCGAACTTTCATGGCTGAGGTTGTGGCAGAAGAATTAGAGAATGTTGTAGTAAATGGAACTGGTAACAAGCAGCCGATTGGTATGACTAGAGATTTAGAAGGAGCTGTGGTTGGTGGAGAATATCCTCTTAAGACACCAGTAACTCTTAATGACTTTACTCCAGCAACAATCGGAAAAGAAATTCTGGCACCAACAACTAAGAATGGAACACGCAGGTACACGGGAGTTACATTGATTGTTAACCCTTTGGATTATGCTGCTAAATTCTTTGCATTAGGAGCTAAACAGAAGGATGATGGCACTTGGACTTACGATAATTTCTCTGTACCAGGACTTACAATGGTTCAATCCCCAGCTGTTCCCTTGAACAGAATGATTGCAGGAAAACCAAAGGACTATTTCATGGGTGTTGCAACGAATCAAAAGCTTGAGTCTACAGATGTATTAAGAATGATTGAAGACCAGAGGTTATATCTTATCCGTCAACTAGCCAATGGAAAGCCTTTAGATGCAGACTCATTTACTGTCTTTGACATCACTGCCATCGGTTCCACAACACCGACACCATAATTAATTTAAACTAACATTTGGAGGGATTCATATGTATGAAGTAATTAATGATTTCTATGAAAAACATCATAAAAATACACTTTACAAAAAGGGTGACACATATCCTAAAGATCCATATAAAGCAGATCCTAAGCGGGTTGAATACCTGCAAAAGGATGAAAATGATTATAAAATGCCTTTCCTCGGTGAGGAAATAAAAAAGGAAAGTAAAAAGAAATCTTCAAAGTCTGAATCCAAAGAGTAGGTGATTCAATTGGATGAGGCACTATTGAGTGTTCTTTTGGAAGAACTAAAGGGAACTCTTCGGATTACTTGGATTGATGAAGATGCAGAGCTGAAAAAGATAATTAAACGTGCTGAGGCGTACTTGCAGGATTTGTGCAGTACGTCTTTTGATTTTTCTAAAGAGGATCAACCCAAAACGTTACTTCTGGAAAGGTGCCGTTATGTCTATAACAATGCAGCCGATGAATTCGAAAAGAACTTCCACCATGAGCTCTCTCGATTAATTTTCAAAGTGGGTATTAAGCAGGTGGTTATTGAAGATGGAACAGTATAGAGAGACATTTAATGATGGTGTATTGGTGTACGGACATAAAATAACTAAACGTTCAGAAACTGGAAAGAGAATTGGGGAGACTTTCACAGCAGAAGGCAAACTTTTCTTTCGGGAGATGTCCTGCCGTCAAAGTGATTATGAATTTTCTAATGCAATTGGATCTCGTCTGGATTTGAAAGTAAAGACACCGTACCCCCCATCTTTCCGGAAGATTGATAAAAATAAACTGCTGGTTCAAATAGATGGTATTGGTTATGAAATTATAAATGTCGATCATGATACGACTAAGCAATTTTTATTCTTTTTACTCCAGAGAGTGGGTGGAATTAATGAATGAGAAGTCTAAAGAAAAAATGCTCGAACAGAAGAAATCAATTGTGGATGGATTGCAAAACCATTTTCCGAATATCCCACTTTTCCAGGATGAAATTGCAGAGGATGAAGAACAACTCTTTAAAGATTCTAAATACCACCTGTCAATATTGATTATGGGGGATTTCAGCACAACAGATTCTGCTGTCAGGCTTTCTCAAACTCTATCAATCGAGTATTACTCAGAGGAACGGGATGATGTAGATGAAACCCTTTTGGATATTATATCTATTGTAGATGCGGTTCCAGCGGTTAATTTTCGAAGGAGCAGGAAGGTCAGAATGAAGGTTGCTAACACTGATCGTTTTGTGGATGTTGTAACCATAGAATTTGAAAGGTTTGTTAAGTATGGCTGCTGAATTTGAATTTAATCATTCTGAATTTGACCGGTTACATGAAAATCTAATTCAGCTAGGTGATAAAGCGGAAGAGACAATGAATAACTCTTTAGCAAAGAGAGCAGAAGATGTCATTGTCCCAAGAATAACTGATCTAATACCCATATCAAGAAATTCGAATGGACAAGGTGTAAGAGATAAAATACACGCTAGAAATTTAGTCTGGCATAAGAAAGAACTAGGAAACCTTTCTGTCACCATTAAATCAAAAGGTGGAGCTGCAAATAAAAGAGGTTCTCTTGGATATCTTGTTTTCCCTGATGAAGGCCGGGGCAGCAGTAACCCTGTAGCACACCACTTTATGGCAAGAGGTCTTGAAGAGGGGACGCCTGAATTAGTTGGTGGATTACAGGAAGACTTAATTAGAAGAATAGAGGAGGAATTATAGTGGCAACAGTCGTTACTGAATTTGATGCTGTTTCTTTAAAAAATGTATCTGCGCAGTTCAAGACTGGAGGTACCCCAGCTGTAGGTACATCGTTTGGCTGTGCGGGTTCAATTGAGGGAGAAACAGAAAGTGTTGTTATTGAGAAAAAATGTGCAGGAATGACACAAAAATCAATTGCTAAACCTCAAAAGATGACTTTGACTTATGCAGGTCATTTGCCAGTTGCAGTATTACGGGATGTGTTTGGCTTGTCCAATACAGGATTAAAGCCAGGTGTGTATTCCTATGGTCAAAGTTCAAAACCTAAAGAATTTATCTTAACTGGAGATGTGGTAGATGAATTTGAAGATGTTACAAAATTGATCGCTTTTCCTGCTGTTACAAGCTCTACAGGCTTGAAAATACAGTCCATTGAAAATGGAGCAGAGGAAGTTGCCCAAATCGAGTTAGAATTCACTGTGCTGCCTGATAACGCTGGTCAATTTTATTACGAAGCACTTGTACCTGAACTTGATGATCAGACAGTTGCTGAACAATGGCATTCAGCTTTTACCCGGACGTTAGTGGAAGCAACACCGGCACCATAAATAAATTTTGAAGAGCCTGCTTGAATAGTAGGTTCTTTCTTTATTTTAGAGGAGGAATAAAAATGGGTAAGAAAATCCATACAATCACTTTAAGGGAATTAGAGTTTGTTGAAATAGAAGGTGAGTACAAAGAGGTTTATAAAAATGAAAAAAAATACCCTCTTTTCCTAAGTAATCATTCTTTAAGGCGAGGCCGGGATATGGGGCTTGTTCGTTCCAGTATGATCAATGACCTGCTAGGGATGGAAAAGAGCGTTAAAGGCAAAGAGGATGATGAAGCAGCAAGAGAATTAATAAATGATCTGTCAGAAGAGAAAATGCACAATGTCATTTATTTAGCCTTTTTAGGGGCAAACCCAAGATCAGAATATACCATTGATGATTTCCTTCAAAGATATCACCTTGATTATACAGAAACTCTCAATCTATATTTAGAAATCTTAAAATCATCTGTTGATGGTGGTAGCAATAAATTCGCTGCAGGACTTCGTAAATCAACTAAAAAACCAAGTTCCAAGGAAAAAAAGTAAAGCCTCCACAACTTGATTTTGAGTGCGTGGAGGATAAATATGTTTGGTTCGTTCTGGGTCAAGGTATGGACCCGGATTTTTTTTGGCATGAACCTATAGCGAATGTTGAACGCGCCTTTGAAAGTGCAATCTCTTTCAAAGGATGGACCAACAATCCATCCACAACGTGAAGGAGGTGTAATAGTTGGCAAGTAATAACGAAGCCCAGATTAAGGTCTCTGTTTTTAATCAGGAATTTAATAAGGGCATGAAAGAAATGGGCGCAGAATCAGGTAAGCTAAAACGTGAATTTCAGCTTCAGCAAGAGCAGATGAAGCATACTGCTTCCGAAACAGATAAGCTTAGCGCCACTGTGGAATACCTTCAAAAACAACAGGCATTGGCCACTCAAAAAGTGGCAGAAACTGAAAGGCAATTGGAAGCAGTTAAGGCTCAATACGGTGAAAATTCACAGGCAGTGAAAGACATGGAGAGGCGCCTGGATTATGCCCGAATTGAAGAGCAACGCCTAGCGAATCAAATTGTAGAAACCAACCAGGAACTTGAAGAACAAACTCAGCAAACTGACCAGGCTGGGGATAAGCTAAAAGAATTTGGCGGGAAAATGTCCGGGATAGGGCAAACCCTCACCACCGGTCTAACATTGCCATTAGTTGGTGTGGGAGTCGCGGCAGTAAATGCTGCTAGTGATTTTGAGTCGGCTTCTGGCCGTTTGCAAACGCAACTAGGCCTCACTGAAGAACAAACCAAGGAACTAGACCAAGTTGCTAAAAATTTATGGAAAAATGCATTTAGCGCAAGCGTTGAAGAGGCATCGGATGCTGTAGCTGTTATTTATCAGCAACTAGGTAATTTGCCAGCTTCAGAAATTGAAGCCGTAGCTGAGAGCGCTTTTACATTAGCAGACGCATTCGGTGTGGATATTAACGAGACTACTAGAGCGGCTTCCCAACTTATGCAACAGTTTGGTATAGATTCAGAAAAAGCCATGGACTTGCTTACTGTTGGGTTCCAGAGAGGTGGAGACTTCTCCGATGAACTTCTAGATACAATTGCGGAATATTCCACACAGTTTGCTAATTTAGGATTCTCAGCAGAACAAATGATGGGAATGTTTGCAAGCGGCGCGGAATCAGGAATCTTTAGTCTAGATAAATTAGGGGATACAGTTAAAGAAAGTTTCCTGCAAATCACCGATGGTGCCGATAATACCCGTTCTGCAATATCCGAATTAGGCCTTGACTTTAAGATGGTTGAAAGTGATCTCGCAGCTGGTGGTGATAAGGCAAATACTGCTTTTATGGCGGTAATGACGGCTATTGCTGGTGTGAGTAATGAAGCAGACCGTAATCGGTTAGCAATAGAGTTAATGGGTACTCCCCTTGAAGATTTAGGCCCACAATACCAGTCATTTTTTGCATCTGCTTCTGAAGGTATGACTGGTTTTGAAGGAGCTGCAAAAAGAGCATCGGAAACGATGAAAGACAACTTTGGAGCGGACTTAACTTCAACATTAAGAGAAACACAGGAAGCTCTTCTGCCTTTAGGGCAGACGGTTTTAGAAATTGTTCAGTCAGCCTTACCGGCAATCAGTGAATTAGCGAATAACTTTGCTAATTTGTCCCCTACCATTCAAAAAGTGATTCTTGCAGTAGCTGCATTTCTAGCTGCATCGGGTCCTTTGCTTATGTTCATTGGTTCAGTAGCCCAAGGCCTTGGTGCTATATTTGGACCAATAGGGAAACTAATATTAAAAATAAGACAATCTGCCGGAATAATGACTGCTCTTAGAACTGCATTATCTGCATTAACAGGCCCTATCGGACTTATTATTGCACTCGTTATCGGACTCGGAATAATCATTTACCAAAACTGGGATACAATCAGGGCTAAGACAATCGAAATATGGACCACTACAATAGAGTGGTTGAAAAGTGCCTGGGAGTCCATAAAAGTATTTTCATCAGAGACATGGACAGCAATAATAAACACCATTACGAATATTTGGAATGGTCTTGTCCTCTTCTTCACCAACACATGGGCAAGCATTCAAACCGGAATGACTTTAGCCTGGGAAGCTTTGAAACTTGCAATATCCATAGCATGGACAGCAATTGTAGATACTGTACAGGCAATCCTTTCGCCATTTATTCAAGGAGTCATCAACTATTTCAACAGCATGAAAGATGGAGTCAATCAAATCTTTGAAGGTTTGAAACTGTATTTTTCAGGAGTTTGGGACTTCATAAAAAATCTATTCTTAGGTTCACTTTTGTTGCTGTTAGACTTGGTAACCGGCGATTTTGGAAGCATGAAGACAAATGCCTCGCAAATATTCCAAAACTTAAGTGATGCTCTGAATGATATTTGGGAAGGTCTAAAGACAATATTCCAAGGGGCTTTAGATACCATAAAAGGATTTGTGTCCACTGCATGGGACCATATTAAATCCAATTCCACTACGATTTTTAATTCCATTAAAAGTTTTCTTTCAAGTACATGGGATTCGATAAAGACCTCTATAAGCAGTACAATCGAAACACTGAAAAATAATGCCGTTGCAAAGTTTGAGGCTTTAAAAACTTCTGTATCTGAGAAGATGAGCGCTGCACAAACCAAGGTGTCCGAAATTTGGAATGCGATAAAAACAATATCAACGAACTTACCTGAGACCATTAAAAACATAGTTAAGGAAAAGTTTGAAGGCTTAAAAAATGCTGTTAAAGAGAAAATGGATGGTGCAAAATCAAAAATCGAGGAAATCTGGAATAAGGCTAAAAACTTCTTGACTGATATTGATCTAACCCAGGTGGGAAAAGATATAGTCCAAGGATTGATTAATGGTATTGGTTCAATGCTAGGCTCATTAAGAAAAAAGGCGAAGGAAGTCGCTGATAGCATCAAGAGCAAAATCAGAGGAGCCTTAGAGATAAACTCTCCATCCCGTGTAACTACTGAATATGGTGAGTTTACTGGTGAAGGTCTTGGTGTGGGTATTCTGAGAATGAAAAAGTTTGTAGAAAGTGCAGCAGAAAAATTAGCTGAGTGGGCAACCCCTGTAATGAATACCGGATTCACTGCTTCAGCAAATCAAGGCATAAGTGAAGCCACAGCATCATCAATGATCGATAATAGGTCCATTTTTGTGACCGTTGTTAGTCAGCTGGATGGTTATGAGGTAGCCAGGAACCAATATGAGTATATAAATGGAATGCTTCAAAGTGATTATGGTCAATCCAGAAGATCAGTGGGAGTGAAGTGATATGGAAAAGAGTATTTTTAATTTCAAAATCTTATACGAAGATGGAGAATTAATTGACATGCATGAAGATTTGAGTCTTTGGGTTAGCTCCTTTCATATACCTTCCCCTGATTTTGATCATATTACTGAAAGCATTGACGGCCGTAGTGGAGAAATCATTCTTGAAACAACACTGAAAGGAAGAACGGTAAAAGCGTCTTTCTTAGCTGAATCTGTAAATCCAATTGAATTTGATAAGCATCGGGATAATCTTTTTCGTGTTTTTAATCCACTAAGGGAGTTTTATATTATAAGAGATCTACAACCGGGGAAAAGATTAAAAGCAAAAGTGAATACCATCTTAGATATTGATTATTTAACACCTGAAGATGGTGAATTCACACTAGAGTTTTTAATTTGCTCTGTCTTTATTGAATCTACTGGTACAACATTAAATCCAGAATGGGGATTCCAGGTGAAAACAAACGAAAATGTTCAATACACACATTCGACCCAATATTTTTCAATTTGGAATGACGGAGATATTGTGGTGGATCCCCGTGAACATTTTATAAAGTTGCTGTTTAATGGATCATCAGTAAATTTAAATATAAAAAACCTGACCACTGGTGATATATGGAGCTATTCAGGTAATACAACAGCGGGAGATAATATAGAGCTAAACGGGATCCGATCATTAAAGAACGGGTCCTCTATTTTTGGCCAGACGAATAAAAAGCTAATTACACTTGCACCAGGCATGAATGAATTCGAAATAACAGGGGCCATAGATCCTTTCGAAATTTCATTTGATTTTAGCTTTTTATATTTGTAGGAGGTGGTGATATTGGAAACAATTAATAAACAAATCATTTCTGTTGATTTGAAGAAGAGCACGATGATTCCATTACCGCAATTTATTCAAAATGACACCAATATCTTAGAAGTTCATGTTAAAGATAATGGCGATGAAGCAGACTTCACCAACATTGGGAAGGTCGTTGTCAATTATAAACGTCCGGATAAATTGGTTATTTCCAGGCTATTATCTGCATCAAATAATCTTGTTACCTACGAGATTGGCCTTCAGGAAATGGAAGTGGCAGGTCATGCCGAAGTAGAATTACAGTTTTTTAGTGCGGATGCTCTGCAAAGGATTTCAACAAAACGTTTTAAGGTATTTATGTATGAATCTATAGGAACGGATAACATTTTTGAAGATAGCGGAGATTTAACGATTCTTCAGGAATTGTTTGTGGAAGTTGAGGATCTCAATAACCGTATGGAATTGGCTGAATCTGACCGGGAATCAGCAGAGACTACAAGAGTAAATGCTGAAAGTGCAAGGACAGCAGCTGAGTCTGATAGGAGCACTGCTGAGGCAGGCAGAGTATCAGCAGAACAAGCAAGGATTACAGCTGAGACAGCCCGTCAAAACCAGGAGTCAACCAGGCAAACCAACGAGGATGTACGAGTTTCTCAAGAAAATGCTCGCAATGCTGCTGAACAATCCAGGCAGACCAATACACAAAACGCCATAGATAATGCTGTAGCAGCAACCAATAATGCAAATCAAGCTGCAGATAATGCTAATAGCATCGCAAACACATTAATCCATCGCGGAGAGTATGACCCGTTAGTTACTTACGTTCCAAGGAATGTGGTTTCCTATTTTGGTTCTGGATATATGAATATCGCAGAATCTACAGGAATTGACCCAACAAACAGCACAAATTGGCTTATGGTGTCTTCTAAAGGGGATCAAGGGATTCAGGGAATCCAGGGAGAGCCCGGGCCGAAAGGAGAGCCAGGAACAGGGAATGTAAATTCTGTAAATGGAAAATATGGTCCTGACATCGAGTTAAATGCTTCAGATGTTGGAGCTATCTCCGCAACAGAAAAAGGAGCTCCTAACGGTGTACCTACTCTAGATGAAAATGGAAAAGTGCCGGCTGATCAAATAGACAGTTCCGGATACGCACCGCAGACTGAATTTGCTCAATTGCAGGATGATGTTACTAGACATCAGGCGGATGATGTAAAACACATCACTGCTGCTGAAAGGACCTCATGGAATGCTAAGGAAACCCCGGACGGTGCCCGTATAAAGGTAGAACAGACGGATTTTAAGACATATAAGTCCGGAAAAGACAGTAATGGGATATTTACTACAGTTGAATATAAACGGTCGGACGAATCCCTTGCAATTAAATCAGTTCTAAGTGGAGGTACGAGTCCAAATTATACAACCAGGACGATTACTTATTATGATTTGGATGGCACAACTGTACAAAAAACCACTACGTTCACCCTCTCTTATGATGCTGACGGTGACTTGATAAGTGAGGTGTAATTATGATTGATATAAGAGAACACGGATTTGGAGCAGGAAAAAAAGCAACAATTATTTCTAAATTATCACCAAGATTCACAAAGTTATTTACACTTAATTCAGTGGGTACAGGCGAAACATATAGTGCCTCTTCATTAAAAATTGATAAAGTAAACAGGTATATTTACATTGGGACAAACCAAGGAAAAGCATATAAATATGATTTTGACGGAAACTTGCTTAAAACTTTTCTTTTATATAACAATTCTACATTGGTTGCTGTCAATGAAAGCAATGGGGATGTTCTTTTTTGGAGTAATGGTAAATTGTACGCCTATACGAAATCTGGCGATTTAAAATGGGGCCCTGTTAACGCTAATAGTGGGGGAAACACCGTTTTTTCGATGGAAGTCATAAGTGGTGTCGTTTGTTATGCCGATTCAGCTAGTATATATTTCAATAACGCAACAACTGGAGCATATATCAAGTCAATGTATATGGGTTATGCCCTATATGATATGGCAAAGAATGGTGCTGTTTGGCTGTGGGCGGGTAGTTCTGGTGGAAAAGTGTTTAAGCTATATATTCCTAGTGTAACGGAACAAACATTAAACTCTAATGGATCGGTAGGAGACCCGAATGGATCTTCCACTACAGCGGATATAAGGAGTGTCGGTATTTTAGAAGCTCCTACAAAACCATTCGGAAATATTGTTTATTTTGTCGATGGAACAAATACTATGTGGACCAAGAAAGCAAATGGCTTTGATAACCTAATGTCAGTACCTTGGCCAAGGAAAAATTCAAATTCTTCAAAGCTAGTTGCAGGAGCGGGTGAAATGGTTTTTGCTAATGGATTGTACTTTCAAATTTTTAAGAATTTAAATATCGTATATGAATACCAAATGGAAACGACTAATCAAATTTTGGATTTTAGAGGAGACCCAGATAGTGGGTTATATTTTTATATAACATCAACTGGTGAATTAACGGGCGTCAAGTATGAACAAAAGATATCATAGAAAGGGTGGTATGCTTGGTTATTCAATTTGCAAGAATAGATGAGGAACATGGACGTATAATCGGAATTGATTACATCAGAAAATCTACCCAGAGTGAAAATGAAATTGTATTTGAAGAAGAATTACCGTCTAACGCTCCACAGGAATTTGGCAAAACTACAAATTTAATTTTGAATTTGATTACAAATGAAATTACATTTGAGTTTATAAATAGACCATTAACACCTGAAGAAAAAATTGCGCAGCTTGAAAAAGACTTAGGTAATGTTCTTTTTGAAAGCGCAGCAGATAAGGCAAAGATTTCTGAATTAGAAATTGCACAGGGTGATCTTTTGATGGAAATAGCAATGCTAAAAATGGGAGGTAATGCTTAATGTGGTACACAACAATAAAACGTTATTATGATAATGGCCATCCTTCTTATAATGATGAAAGCTTAAAGACATTTGTTAAAGCTGGCATGATTACCGGAGTACAATATGAAGAAATTACAGGAGTACCTTACTTAGCGTAA